TGCATAATCAGGTAGTAAAACACTCTGAGAGTCTTATTCGTAATGGCGGGGACGCTGAATTTGACGGCATGGCTTATTCGGTCAATTTTAAGTTGACCTCAAACCTCTTAGCTGAACTGGATCGCCTTTTCCCAGGCGCCAAGTTCACTGAGAGTCACTACGCTGGTGGAGTTTCGCTCCACCCCATTTTGCACTGTGAGCGTTTGGTGAAGGAAGCGGTTGCATACGGCATGTGTGATGGTTTTGTTGTTGACGTTGGTGGTAATCCGCTGCGTCATATGACACTCAACCGCACGAACGTATGGAGCATGTGTCCAACACTGAGTGCTTCGGACTTGCATAGGCGCAAAAAGTTTGACGAAAGTCAGGCTTTTATGTTCTGTGGACATGCCGCACCCTACGAGGGCCAGGATTGTCCGTGCAGTCAACCAGGGACGTGGTTGATGGTCGACTCTATCTATTACTTTGATATTGACGTCATTAATCAATTAGTGCAAAGAGCAACACTAGTCGCGGTCGTCCATGATTTTTCCTCCTCAAAAGGAGATTTCTATGGAGAAGCAAGTTATAGGGTTAGTGGCGACGGGACTGTCTTAATGGATGTAAAAGGCAGCTCCATAGCCTATAAGCATTCCGCCCTCGGGTGGATGCGCTCTGCAGCTTGTTATTGGGACCGTAAGTCAAAAACAGGCATGGCTTGGTACATGAAAAAGGTAGTTGGGACGTCGATCATTTACTCTTTTGAGCGGATGGATTTTGAAGTCCCATCGGACCCTGTACCTTTGTCGGCCACTTTGACGGACGAGAGTGTGTACACCAGCGGCACCGTGGCGTTTGATGAGGTGCCAGTGAAAGGGGTTGTATCCCTACTCAATTGCAAGATTCTACCTTGGGGTCGAGTAGTAGTAGTGCGCGAGGGAAGTAGAGATGTCGAGGTTCCCAAGCGCGTGGTGGCACACGCGAGGATGTCAAGTCTCCTCTTGCCACGTAATCCAGAGACTCTGCAGGCAACCGCCCGCAAGGTCAAGGAGTTCGTGTTGAGAGATGATGCGATACCCTTAGTTGACAAGCCCGATATCATTCTTTTTGGAACGATGTTAGGGTTTGTGGCGGACATGAAGGTGGAGATATCCATCCTTAATAGTGTCTTGGCTGAGGTTGACCGTTACGGTGAAGCTCATGACACGCTTCTGGAATTAAGACCTGTGAGGGTATCTTGGTTCTGGGGCTTGTTGTACGGTTTGGGCGGCTTTCGCCGGGCAAACAGTACCCAGAACAACCTCATGACTGCTCAGGCAAACAACCACGGTAGTCTGGCACTTGGGGGGCCTGTTGGTAGCACGATTGTGTTGCCAGGTTACGAGTCTGTCAGGTCCACTAAGACTCCTGCTAGTAAGATGAATGCTAGTTTCACCTTCAGCTACGGTTGGAGGAAGGAGCGCCGTAAGGGTGCTCATCTTATTGGTCAGGGAATTGCGTCCTGTATCCCGGTAGTGAGTTGCGATACTGCCATTAATGAGGAGAGGGCGATTATTCACCGTGCACTCAATTGTAAGCTTGAACCGCGTGTGGAACTATGGGACAATGTTGGTGAATGTCTTAATACAGTCTTGTTGCCGATGAGGGTTGTCAAGGCTGTGTCGTTTGAAGCATGGAACAGTCGATTCCCTAAGAATCGGCAACATGCCCAACAACGTGCTTTGGACATGTTTTCTGCCTGCCCAGATGTTGGGGAGGTTAAGAAAGCGTGTGTGCGCAAGACGTTCATCAAACGCGAGAAACTTCTGAAATCAAACGTTCTTGGGGTCGACGATTTTGACCCCAGGGTGATTCAAGGGGTTGGCGATTTAGCTAACTCGTTGCTTGGCCCTTGGATGTTTGCGTTCGGTAAGTGGCTCGCATCTGTGTGGAATGTGGAGAATGACATCACCTATGCCTCTGGTTTAAACTCGGAGGAAATAGGCCGGTGGATGGACATTACCGTAGGCATGGGTTATAAATACTATGTCGAGGTCGATTTTTCGCGTTACGATGCAAGTCTTTGCAAACGTGCGTTAGAAGTCGAACAAATGGTGTATGGCTGTCGCGGCGCTGGTAGGTGGGTCAAACTCGTATTGGAGGAGCAGTTAGTGGTCCGCGGGGTGTCATCCCATGGACATAGGTACCGTGTGGAAGGTACACGCTGTTCCGGTGACCCGAACACATCGTGCGGAAATTCAATGTTGACAGCTGGCTCTCTACACACAGTATTGAGCTGGTTGGGCATTGACAATTACCGCATGATCGTTTTGGGTGACGACCAAGCGGCAGCGGTCCCTTGCAAGATCGATGCCATGCGAGTTGCCGAGTGCTTTAGTCTCTTGGGGCTAGACGCTAAGGTCAAGGTTCATGATGATCCAGACCTGGTTGAATTCTGTTCAGG